GCCAACCCTCCTGATTGCAATTTTTATATCTCTGGCGCTTTCTTACACAAACAGTTCCTTACGCTCTGCTCTGCTGTGTGTATTTCTAATATCTCCACATCTCTGGATAAAATAATGATTCTGGAATTCATTATATCATGAATTACACCGTTTATCTAGTTCAGAAAATACCGCATTTCTGCGGTTTGTTCAGTTTTCACCGCTTGCTGTATATACCTAAATCCTACTCATTCAGTAACAAATTAGTAACAAATCAGGCATACAGTTCATTGACCTTCTGCTGTACTGCTGTAGGACTGTAACCTGCTGCTTTCAGGCGGTCAATTCGGTCTTGACCATTTCCCCATTTTCCAAGATAAACTTCTTTTGCAATGGCAGTCAGGTCTGTTGCAGCGTTACCTTTCAGAATCGCATTGACTGCATTCTGCACTTCCTGATAGTTGTAACCTGCTGCTTCAAGTTTCTTCTGACGATCAGGGTTATTTCCCCAGTCACCATTGATAACTTCCCTTGCAACGTCCTGTACAGATTTTGAAGGTGTCGGTGTGCTTCCGTTTACCAATGCATTTACAGCGTCCTGAACTTCCTGATAATTATACCCGGCTTTTTCCAGTGCTTCCTTTCTTTCCGGATTGTTACCCCATTCACCTACATAAACCTCTTTGGCTACTTCCTGAACGGATTTCTTACCGGAAGGTGTCGGTGTAGTAGAACCACCTGCTGCATAATGTGGTGTAATGAATCCTCTGATATATCTGCCATTTACAGCAATTTCACGATAACCAACAGAATTTGATCGGTTTGCTTCAATGACTTTGATTGTCTTACCATCACAAGATACTACAATACCCACATGATCACTCCAACCTGTACAATCTCCAATACCGTTATCATCCCAGTCATACAGGATAACATCACCAATATCAGGTACATAAGCATCATTTTCAACCCAAATACCTGCACTGATTGCAATGTTAATCATTGCTTCACAAGAGCATTCCACACAAGGGAAGATGCTGACAAGTCCAACAGCAATGAATGCTGCTGATGTTCCTGTTGCACACCAAGCGTCATTGACTGTCATTTTATATCTTGTACAAAGTCCTGAATCGTTAAATACTTTCAGAATGGCTTTGTGTTCTGCACTACCTTTTGCAATACCTTCATACTGTGCAAGCCAGTTTCCCGGCTTCTGTCTGTCACTCATATTATCACTCTTTCCGCTGTCATACTTTGTAAGTTCGTACTGTTCAACCAAGTTCATATTGTTCTGAACGTATGTTGAACTTGTTGCATAACCGTCTGCCTTGATTGTTTCAAGGTATATTTTAGGGTCTGTAATTCCCTTAAGATTCTGATACCGGGATAACTGGATAAATTCAAAGTAACCCTTAACCCCTTCTTCCATTGAATCAAAGACCCTGAAATTATCAGCAATCGTTGTCAATGTTCCCGGCTCATATTCTTCCTGTGTGGTCATGTTCACACTCTTACCAGTCCACTTTGTGCCACATTTCAACCCAAAATAGTTGTGATAGGTGGCAGCAAGTTTTGACTTGCCCCACCCACTTTCTAAGATTGCCTGTGCAATGATTGGACTGTGTACGCATATACCAAAAATTGCAGCGTACTTTTTAACGTACACTGCAACCTGATCAATAAATTCCTGATTTGTCATAGCTGATTACCTCTTATTTCTTTGGTTCTGTATAAGTAAGTGCCTGATCACTGTCAGTAATACCCTTGGTTGTCGGGTCAGTCACCACACCAAGAATCACAAGAACCGCAAATACTGCATTGACCACATCAAGCAGTTTGTTACCAAGATCACCAAGATCAAGGGTATAACCAAATACTGCTGCAACAACCTGAATCAGCAGAAGTACAGCAGGAATCAGTGCAACCCAAAACGCTTTGTTTTTAATTCTTACAATCCAGTTAATATTTTTCATGTTTTATACCTCTTTCTTTTTCAAATGTAATTCTTCAATTTCATGCATCATTTTTGTGATCATCCCATTACCACCTAAAGCGTGGTAAGCATCATACATTTCCATAAAATTTTCATAAGCGTATGATGGAATGTCACCTAATCGCATATACTTATCGTGATATTCAATAAGTTGAACCCTAAGTAAAAGCATTGTTCCTTTACTGTTTGCGTCCCTGTCTTTCTTCTGATTTTTCAGCAACCAAACCACATACCCCATGAGAGTAGTGACAATGATTGGTAAAACAATCGTGTACGTTGAATAAATAAATTGTTCCAATGGTCTGTTGTCCTTTCTGTACGCAAAAACAACCGCTTCTGACGTTATATAATCGTCATATGGCGGTTGTTTTTGTGTATGTGATAATTTCCTTATTCCTGTGCAAGTGTGACTGTTCCGTCATCATTTACAACATACCCATCAGCAAGAAGAATCAGATCAATATCTTCTTTAAACTGTGGGAACTTCTGAACTACTGTATTGTAATTCAGTTTGCGGTTTTCTAACCGTAATGCAAAATAAGCTGCCATAATATCACCCCTTTCCATCACTATGAATTAAACAAAATAAAATCAAGTGCTTCCTGTGTAACTTCCACTTGATTCTGTAGTGATTCATTTTTTTCTGCCTGAATTTTAATGTATTCGTCCTTGTCATACTCGATAAGGTCAAATTCATATCCAGTAAATCCCGGCTGTCCGTCAGTTTCATCTTCGTTCACTTCTGTGATATTGGAACTGACAAATACTTTTGTTTCTGTCAGTTCCAGTTCTTCCGGTCTGACAGTGCTTTTCTGTTTTCCATAATCAATCATGCTGCATTCAATCCTTTCTTTGTGTTTGGTTTTATGTTGCGTATATAATAATCATCCGCATAAGGTAACAGCGGTACAACATACTTTTGATATAGCCGGAAAGTATCAGCATATTTCAACCAACCTTTGTAAGAATTGATTGAACACCACTCTGAATAGTTCATCATGTTCCCGGCTTCCACTTTATTCCTGATAGCGGTCATTTTCTTTTCCATTTCCAAACAGGTGCTTTTTCTAAGTAATGTATACTTGTAAAATGTTCTGTACCCTAAGAAGTCAACACCTCTTATGTATGATGGGAACACCTGCCAGTTTCCTTTTATGTTCAATTTCAGTTCATTCCTGAAATAAATATCAATCTCTTTCTTCAAGGCAAACAGTTCTTCTTTTGTCTTGCCAAAGATAACCATATCATCCATATAACGGAAGTAGTATTTAACGTGCTTCTGTTCTTTTATCCAGTGATCAAAACTTGAAAAATAATAGTTACCTGAATACTGTGATAAGTAGTTGCCTATCGGTATACCAGTTTCAGGGTCAATATCTTCTTCCAACAGATAGATTGCTGTTAAGTCCTCAATCTCTGCTGTTTCAATACTGTCAATGATTTCATTTAACAACCACAATAGTTCATTATCATTGAACATTCTTGAATACTTCTCTTTCAGAAGATCGTGGTTGATTGACTGATAATAGTGTCTTGCATCCAGTTTTAAACAATACTTGCATTCTTCCGGGTCATTCCACATTGCTGTTTGCAATTTTGTCAGACCCTTGTGTATACCTCTGTTTGGTATTGCTGAATAGGTATCAGCAGTTAAGTTATTGATGATACAAGGTTCAATGACCTGTAAGATAGCCCACTGACAAATTCTGTCAGGGAAATAAGGCAGTTTGTAAATCTTCCTTAACTTCTTACCGTCCTGTTTATAAAACACCTCATAATCAGATGTTCTGTAAGTGTGGTTGATAAGCATTTCCTGAATCTGTTTCAGGTACTTGTCAGGATCTTTGTCAATCTCCTGAACTTCTCTGTACCAACCTTTTCCTTTCTTTGCGTGTTGGTGTGCTTTTCTTAAATTTTCAAGGTCATAAATTTTTTCATATAAGTGATCATAGCGTTTCATTCCTTGGTATTTGCATTGTCCGAATTTCAGTCGGCATTACTGCCCGGTAAATACGGTTGACCTTTCCTTATTGTTCGTAAGTAAGACGGTATTCCCGGTTGGGTTGTCTGCACCGTCTATTTTTCTGTTTTGCCTAGTGGCATGGTTGAAAGAACCGCACAGTATTATAGAAATAGCCGGATGTTTCCACCCGGCTATATTTTGCAATTATTAAGTGACCCCTGATATTCCGATTACGATTACCAACACTGTTATTCAGATTCCAATAGAAACTGCCTGCATTACTGCCATTATTCCAATTACTGCCTAATTGAGTGATTTTTTAATGGTTTCCGCTACAGGTAAATAACGAAAATATCAGAAGTTCTTTCAACCTAATGAATCAAGTTTACAATTTACATTTTAAGCTGCCATTTTCTGTTTCCATGCTTCGATTGCAGCGGTATAAGTAGCAGAATCACGTGTTGGAATATATACCAAGCGACCCCCGATACCCCGAGCACGACCACCAACACCGTCAGCCAGAGCCCAATAGAAACCGCCCGCACTACCGCCATCAACCCAAGCACCGCCCAACTGAGCGATACGGTAACAGTAGGTGCAAGTTTTGAACCTACTTTTGTAAGGATATTTTCAAACAATGCCTGTACTGAACCCCATGAACCTGATATTGTAGTACCTGCTTCAAGTGCTGTTGTTCCGGTTATACCTAAGTTATCCTGAATCTTGTGAATAGCTTCAATCATTTGGTCAAACGT